GATCCTCCCCCTTCTGATGGCTTCTTCTATGGCTTCACACGCTTGCGTATGCTCTAAACATTCGTCCCTATCGGTTGTTTTAAGGTAAGCCTTCAGTATCCCCACCATATCAGCGATGGTCTGCTCAAGGCGGTCTATCTTTACGTCCTTTGAGTGTATCCAAGCCAATACAGTTTCTTTCTGGGATAGACCAACAACCATCTCATTTACGGACTTAAATTGTTTCCTCTTGTCTGCGTCTTTCATCCTTCGCCTTTCGTGAGATTGTTAGAAACATTTTCCGCAAACTATTGGAACAAATAAAACAGAAATAACAAACCATTGCTCATTAGTTTTTATATTCCTAACCCTCCATCCGTTTAATACCCCAAACAACGACCACTCTATATCTATCTTCATTTCCCCTTCCTCTCGGTTAAGACGTTAAACTACCAATCCTTCTCCAAACAAATCCACTTGTTGAAGGTATTTCATTATTCAGGCATCTATACAGATTTCCTTCATTTAGATTAAGAGCCTTTATTGTGGAGGATATACTATCCCAAATCTTTACAACCTTACCTTTCTTGGATATTTGAGCGATCTTAACTGGGTTTAAATTTCTTGTGCTATTCTCATAATGCTCTAAGTAACGGCAATTAGAAAGTTCATAGTTACCTTTTGAATCAATTCTATCAATGGTGGGTTTTTTCATCTCATACGCTTTATCACGAAACCACAGGAACTTAAATTCTTCTAAAGTCATCTTAAATTTAATACCCCTCGAACCATACTTATAGTACGCATGATTTTTTACGTTATTACAACGCTGCTCTGCTCCGTAGTAAGACTTCATCCAAGGATTTTTCTTTGCATACTCCCTCTGATATTCCAGTCTTTTTCTCTTTTGGTCTTCCGCCGAGCTTCCCGTTGTTTCTGCTTGCTTCTGCTTTCTTTGCTGATCTAATGCTTCCGAGGTATGAGGCATATGCCGACCTTTCTTTTGATGTTGGCTTTTTCATACCATTACTATAAACCCGTTTGTTGGGTTTGTCAATCATATCATTCTTCCTCTCCATTAATCCGTTAGACACTCTACTGGTTGACTTCAAAAAACGCTTTAGCGAAATTCTGACTGCACAGAGACCTAAAAGACATATCATCTTCAACTTCAAAACAATCAAACTCTCTGATATGCTTCTTTGCCGACTTGTGCAGGAACGCCATTGAAGGCTTCGGTCTTCCGGGGCGAACATACAGACTTTCATTCTTCGGAACATCTTCCCACTTTGAATATTTCATCGTCGGTATGTTAAAGTTACCCCATAATGCTGTTTTCTTTGTCCACGGACTTCCAAAATTCCACGGCTCGTAAACAAGTTTTGGATTACCGAGATTTCTTTTTAGTTTTCCAGTAGCGGGATTCTCTACGCACCAGAATTTAAGATTGCCATGTGATTCACACTCTCTTATTATTTTGAAACAAGCATCAACCAACACCATTCCCTTCTTTGTGTCTGTTTCAATGTGGAATCCCCTAGCTATGCTGAACTCCGTGCAAACAGGATTTGCGATAATGCCGTAAACATTTTGGGGCGGTTCGTAATTCTCGACACCAATGTTCTTGCCGATAAGACGGACATCATATCCTGCGTCCTTATACGGCTTGCTATCGCTTCCAATGTCGGCACAAAGATGAAGGATTATTTTATGACTATTCATATCACGCTCCCTTACGTTAGACACCTAGCCACATTATGTTAATCTGCACTCATCTCCCCGGTTTCTTCAGCGTTTAGGTTTGCTGAGATATGTTCCTTAGTTTTTGTCACAAGCCCAAGACATGTCATTCTGTTTCCCTCCATGTGCCAATCGAACGCATCCCCATTTGCGCTTGGCTTGCTTGTGCATAGAACAATAGCCTCATACCTCTTATCTAGCTCCTTAATCAACTCGTCAACGCTTACTAATGATAAGTCCATTTCTTCCTCCTTTTAATTTAGCCATTACAGCATTTTTCCCGAGTTACTTTCCACCACAAACATTACAGGCGCATCCATGCTTAACATCGCATGAGCAAATACGCTTACGGCATAATGAGCAACCATTCTTGATAACTTCTACAAAATACTTCCCTTTTACCTTAATAGAACTAATCAGATTCCCACAGCTACACTTTTTAATTTTCATCCTACTCTCCTTTTCCATTAATGTTTGACAAGGCGATCTTCTTAAATGCCCGTTTAATTTTTGTAACTCTCAAATAGTATTCGTGGTTGTATTTACTCGTATAATCCCTTTCATCATATTGGCGGAATGAAACGAGTTTAGGCTTATAACACACAAAGTCAGACTGCTTCCCATCACAAGGATTTCCACAATATTTCAATCGTCTGCAAATGCAGTTCATTTTGTATCCTTTGACAAGGCGAGCTTGACCGTCTTTACCAAGTCTATCGCCGTCTGGTGGGTTGACCTAAAGTCGGGGTGTGCATCTAGATAATCCTTCCATAAATCCTCAACCCTTCTGTGTAATGTTTCCTCGCACTTCTCAACGGATGGCTTCGGAGTTGCATTACACGAATCATACTCATCAATAACTCGCTCGTAAGAACTCTCTGGCGTAGGAGTGGGCTTTGGCTCACCACATTTAGTACATTTCTCAACTCCAGTCGTAATCTCTGTTCCCCATCTATGGTCTTTACATTCAACGTCATTACACTCCGACACAGACGAAGGCTCTGGCTTGCATTTATGGTCAATAGCCTGTTTCAAAATTGTTTCCTCACCACAAAGACCACACTTCATAGGGTGATTCTCAAGCCTCGCAAGCCTGTCCTCAATCTTCCAAACCTTTAGGACAACCTTATCCATGTCTTCACAGAATTTATTAACTCTTTTGTCCTCTCCCCCATCTCGCATGGCGAGGAGGATTGCCTCTAGATGATGAAGCTGCACATCTGCGTCAGGTTCGTCTAACCAGATGTCATCCAACTTGTCCAGACCTGATTGTATGTTCATAGCCCAGCCTCCGTCTCTGGTAACTCATGGTTTGGATCAGCACTCTCTTCTAACATTGACCAGAATGCCCTACGCTTGTCTTTAAAGAATTGCGCGTGGCTCGCAATGAACCGCTTTGATCTGGTATTCAGCCTATTCTCAATACGCAACAAACGCAAGTGCATTGGGCTTTTCTTCTCACATGCTCTGATCTTCTCAAATAAAGCATCGTACTCAGCCATCATCTTGTGCCTGATAGCAAGGATCCCTGTCATCTGACCCTCCTTCTGTACCCATTCTGGATCAACTTAACAATCCTCTGAGCCGCAACAGCAGCAATGCAGTAATGTTTGTCACCCAGGGTCTCACCCTCAGCGGCATACGATAGACCATAGATGATGTCATACACCTCTTTATATATCTTTTTCCGTTTCATACATACACCTCGCCAGTCCCGTCGCAATGACGACATTCCTGACCACGCGCTCTTATCTTCCGAGCTAACGCAAGACACTCCTTGAAACTCTTCAGAGGATTGCCCTCTTTACCCTTCTTATACGCAATGAACGCCAACTCATCAAACATCTTCTCCATATCCGTCCACTCAACGTGTCCTGTCCCTTCACACGCCCGGCACTCATACAACTTGGTTTCCATACGATCATGATAATCTACAACGTGGTTTCCAGAGTTAAACATTGGACACCTCCAGTTTCTTTAACGCTTCGACAACGATTCTCTTCGGGTTACTCACACCGCGCTTCCACATCTTTAAGGCATCAACCGAATAGTCGATCTTCCCGGCAATGGTCTCAATATTCATGCCCTGTTTGATAAGACGCTTAATAATGGTCTGTGCTGTGTCTTTCATTTATAGAACCTCTGTCTCCCTATGGTTGCCGTTACGATAATGTCTTTCGCCCAATACGGGGTTTTGAAGGCTGTGCCTTCCCAGTGCGTAGCAGATCCGATGAGCGCATCGCATCTGGCTTTATTCTCACTAACTGTCCACGCAGCCTTAGCGATGTTGTATGTTTTCTCTGAGTATAACTTATTAACCACGCGGTTTGACTTCTCTCCATATACTCCGCGCAAATGCCCCCTGTTTCGGATAGCACAGGCAACGGACTCCATTCCAATCGCGCCCTCGGACTCAGCCTCGCCGATGATCGCGTTTATCGCCCTGGATGACGGTATCTCCTCTGCTCTCGCGGCAACGCATATAAAGAGAAGCAACACCATCACCGCTGTAAATAAAAAGATCCACTTCACCCATACCACCGTCATACCCGTCGGCATATCGTCATCTTCGTTGTAATGCTCGCAGTTGTCACAGCCCTCGGCGTTGTTGCAACGCCCTGCGTCCTCTGGCGGGATCACTCGACCTGTCATTCCACAACGTGTTTGTTCCATTTGTATCGGCCTCCTAATTCCGATGGTTTAAGATTATCAGATGGAGTGGCGCATGTCAAGAAATAATCTTGAAAAAATATTCGCAAAGTATTTCCTTGACTTTTTCGATGGCTTCCTTTATATTGTTGACTATCAGGAGGTGGTTATGAAAACACGCATTGTTAGGGAAGGCCGCGTCGTCAAGGAATACGGGCTTGTCAATGGATCATGGAAACTATTAAGGGTCTTTTGCTAATCAAGGAGGATATATGGTTCTGCCGAAAACAAAGGTTATGACAGTCGAGATCGAGAAGTGGTTGGATGACGCGCTTGAGGCCAGATACAAAAAGTCCGGCGTGTCTAAGAAGTTCCAGGTCAATGAGGCTCTCAAAGAGTATCTCGAAAACAAGACGGTTGCCAAGTCCGTTTAAAATGGCTACGCCCGTAATTCGGGTAAAATAGGAGGTATGTATGTCGTTAAAGGCAAAAGCACCCGAGGACGTGAAGCCCTCAAAACCAAAGTTCCTGATTAGCGGTGCATCAGGCGTAGGAAAGACGTTCTTTGCCCTTTCGTTCCCAAAGCCGTATCTGATCGATGCGGAAGGGGGAGCAACCCGTCCCCAGTACCAGGCCAAGCTCAAGGCCGTTGGTGGGGCTTATCTCGGGAAGGAGGACGGCGCACAGGAGTTTGACGTTGTTATTGAACAGGTCAAGGCTCTTATCACCGAGAAGCACGATTACAAGACCCTTATCATCGACTCTTTCAGTTACCTCTATATGTTGGAGGCTGCAAAGGCTGAAGAGAAGGTCGGGTCTGACTTTGGTCGAGACAAAAAGGAAGCCCAGAAGCCAACAAAACAACTCATGCGGTGGCTTGAGAAACTCGACATGAACATCATTCTTATATGCCACAGCAAAGAGAAGTGGGTCAGAACTGGCAAAGAGATCGCATCTGCCGGGACAACCTTCGATGGTTATGAGAAACTTGAGTACCTCTTGGACTTATGGATCGAGATTGTCGGGAAGAACTTCATTGTCAAGAAGTCGCGGATCGATAGCCTTCCTGGGAACTCCGTGTTCCCACTCGAATACACCAAGTTCGCGGAACTCTACGGACAGGGCGTTATTGAGGCAGAGGTCGTTCCTCTCCCGTTGGCAACGGCAGAGCAGGTCGCAAGGATCGAGACTCTGGTCAATGCTCTTAACATAACGGTCGATGAGGTCGAGAAACTCCAGAAGAAGTTTGACATCGATGAATGGTCTGAGTTGACCCAGGAACAGGCTATCAAAGGCATCGCCTATTTCGAGGCCAAGTTGAACGCAATCAATAAACCCGTCACGGCACAGCCGGTGGCAACCAAGAAGGGGAAATAACATGGTCAAGCGCAGAATGAACATCGACTCCAATGAACCCGAACAGAAGAAGTTCGAGAGTCCGTCACAGGGTGAACACCTCATGCAGGTCGTTGATGTATTTGATAGCACCAACGCACCAGGCAAGATGGTTCTGGACGAGAACACCGTTTGCGTCAAACTTGAAGTCGCCATTGGCGATGAACTCGGACGCACCATGCTCCAGAGATTGAGCCTTGATCCGACTTGGAGGGGATTCTTTGCCACACGCCTGTTTCTCAAGGCTATCGGTGAGGAGTATAAAGGCAACATTGAGATCGACACCGACCGCTGGATCGGTCGCCAGGCGTATGTAAATGTGGTTCACAATGGTCACTATGCCAATGTCGCTGACTATAACTTCGAGAAGTCTGCCAAGTTAAGCCAGGTCAACCCCGGCGGCGTGTCCAACCCCGCTGATGTCAAGTGGGATGAATAATGACCCCAGAAGGTCGCGTTAAAAAAGACGTAGCCATCTCCCTCGCCAGTCTCGAACTGGCGGGGGATGTGGTCTGGCACGAACGCCTTAACAGCGGATCTATCCATTCCGAGGGGATTCATATAAACGGCTGCCGTCCTGGGACGTATGATTTTCTCTGTCTATTCACCGGCAAGGATCGTGGCCTATGCGGAGCGTTCATTGAATGTAAACGCGATGACAGGAAGGCCGTGTTAAGTGACACACAGAAGGCGTTCAAGGCGAAGTACGACGGCAAGCACCCACACGTCTTTTTCTGGCTCGTCCAGTCCGGGCGTGAGGTCAAGAGGCTTATCCTTGACCATTGTTATAGTAGGCTGAATGATGTCGAAATGTAAGTATTGCGGTAAGACCCTGCGATTTATGGAACTCCATCGTTGCCGGAAACGATCCGACAGGCTGAAGTCACAGGTCTTGCCCATATCGGTCATGTGGGTTGACAAGGCGAAGAGTTGATGTAAGATATCTGTGCCAGCATAGTAACTGGCAACAATATGGAGAAGGCCATGCAATTAGTCATTAAAATTAAGCACATTTTCCACGTCGGAGAATGTGCTTTTTTGTCTCCACGTTAATAGCTCCTACTATTTTCATGCCGTGCCTTCTCACGGCAGCGTGGAGACTCTTATTTCTGGGTTGGTGTAATAGGCACAGCTCCACTAATTAGCAAGGTCGGGTGCAATTCCCGAACCCATTAAGGATCTTATGACAAAAGAAGAAAAGACGTTGACTCTCGCAAAGAAGTTATGCGCGGAGAATCAATTCATATCTGTCCAAGAACTCGGCAGGATTTACATTTATCGTCATGGGGTATATTCATGTATCGCTTATGGTAAATGCAACCACGAACTCCACCAGATGATAATTGACGACGAGGTAGGAAAGACGCTCTCGCCGTCTAAGCGTCAAGACGTAATTCTCAATATAAGCGCATTAGTGGCTGTCCCAGAGAGTCAGATCAACCCAGAGGGGATATTCAACTTCCAAGATGGATTATACGACATAAGATCAGACACGTTTGCCAACCATTCACCAGACTATAAAATTACAATACAAATACCATATAAATATAAAGAATGTATATTCTCTCCTCTATGGGATAAGTTCCTCAATGATGTCACGGGTTGCGACCAAAACAAGAAAGACCTCCTCCAAGAGTTTGCCGGGTATTGTCTCACAAGGTCGTGTAAACATGAAAAAGCCCTCTTCCTTATAGGTTCAGGATCAAACGGGAAGTCTGTGTTCTCAGAGACCATCGCCTCTGTGTTCGGCACTCAAAACATATCGTCCGTGTCTCTTGAACACCTTGCAAATCCAGTCCTGCGCTGTAATATATTAAATAAGTTTATAAATATAGACTCTGACCTCCCAAGAAACGCAGAGAAGTTTGAAGAAACGTTCCGTAAGATAACCTCTGGAGAGCCGATCCTGTTCAATGAGAAATTCATTTCAGCCTATACAACAAGCCCATTCTGCAAACTTATCTACTGCCTTAATGAGTTCCCTGCCATTGATGACGCATCCAACGCCTTCTATCGGCGCATGATCCTGATACCCTTTGAAGTCGAGTTCTCCAATGGAAGCCAGGACACGGAACTTAAAAATAAACTCAAGGTTGAACTCGCTGGCATATTCCGTTGGGCTGTTCTCGGGTACAGAAGGCTCATAAAACAAGGGTTCTCTGATAACAAAGACATGCTCAACAACATATCAGAGGTCAGGATCGATAATAACCCAATCATGGCGTTCGTCTCAACCAATATCAACTTGAAGTCTCCAACCACAGCGATCACAAAGTCAGGACTATACTCATCATTTAAAGAGTGGGCGAAGAACCACGGACACCATTCCCCAGCCTTCAGACGATTTAACCGTAGGTTCTTCAACACATATAAAAAATATACTAAATTCGATTACCAGATGACAACCGGGGATCGCGAGGCCGCATGGCCAAACATATCATACTTGTCACAGAATACCTATGATAATGGCCTAAGACAGATGGGTTTTGAAGGAAATGAACACGAAACGAACGTTAGTTTTGATGAATAAAATGGAAACGAACTCAAAAAAAATGGAAACGAAGGAAACGAAATGGAAACGAATCGGTTTCGTTGTAACTTACTTGTTTGTATAGTGTTCTGTTAAAAAACATAGACGAAATGAATTATTTTTAAATATACATGATGTATATATAGCATATAGCACATATGTGTGGTATGAAATATAGAACGTTTGCAAAAAATTCGTTTCCTCGTTTCCTATGACCAAAAAACAATGGCAATTACACCACGGCTTCACGGATCAGGAGATGGCCCTAATCTCTGACATCCTCCGCATCTTTAACGGCGAAATCATCCGCATATCGGAGATACCTCATGGGCATTAAATCACGCGCTAACTTTAAAGTCGATCAATGCCTCAAACCATCACAAGAGAAATGCCGGAAATGTATCTACAACGACCAATGCTCAGAAAGGATCAGTAATGCCACACAACCCCTTCACCATAGCCGTCATATCCCTGTTCCTTCTATCGTGCCTCCTGGAGGCGTTTAAAGCCAATTACGCCCTATCTGCATTCATGCTCCTCTCCGCTTTAATCAATTTTGTAGTGCCTTTGATAAATAGATAAGATTATGTTGACATTATTGAGGAATTATCATAGTATCTTGATGAAGAGGGGTAACTGACTATTCAGTTATTTCAGTCATATATGGTTGGTAAGAAGGGCTTTACAAATGGTGGTGCGCGTCCTGGCGCAGGTCGTCCGTCGCTGATCGACGAGGGCTTGCGTGCGCGTGTTATCTCAAAGTCTTGGGAAATTATAGAATCCTTCTTAAACGATCCGCGTGAAGCGCGTTCTGACAAGATAAAGGTCGCAGAGCATCTTGCTGGCAAATCAGTCCCACAGAACATCAACCTCGGCGGGCAAGCAGATAATCCTGTCAATGTGATATCACTCCAATGGGAAAAGTAATCGTAACTATCCCGTATAAGCCCCGCTTTCCTCAAAATATCATTCACCCACAATTAGAATCGCATCGGTTTAATGTTCTGGTCGCACACAGACGCTTAGGCAAGACGGTGCTTGCGATCAATCACATCATCCGCATGGCGAGTATGAACACATCTTCCGACGGAAGATATGCGTATATCGCTCCGTTCTTGCGCCAGGCAAAGTTGATCGCGTGGGATTATTTGAAGCGTTACACTTCTCCGATCCCCGGAACAATCAACCGCGAGGGCGATCTCATTGTTGAGTTGCCTAATAAATCTCGCATATACCTATTCGGTGCTGACAACCCTGACGCGCTTCGTGGAACATATCTCGATGGATGCGTCCTGGATGAATACGCACAGATTAAGCCGGAGTTATTCTCTGAGATCATTCGTCCGGCGTTGTCTGACCGCAATGGTTGGTGTCTGTTCATGGGAACACCAAAGGGGCAGAACCAGTTCTTTGAGATATACAATCACGCGTTAAAGAATATGTCGCCGGATAGTAACTGGTGGGCTGGGTGTTATCGTGGGGATGAGACCGGCGTGATATCAGAGGTCGAGATGGCAGAGATCCGTTCTGTCATGGCAGACTCGACATATCGTCAAGAGATCCTGTGCGACTTCACGGCTGCATCTGATAATGTCCTCATATCAATCGACATGGTGACGGACTCATGCAAGCGGAATTATAACCTTGCTGAGTTGACGCATGATCCTATTATCATTGGCGTTGACGTGGCGAGGTTTGGCGATGATTCGTCTGTTATTCAGGTCAGGATCGGGAAGAAGGCTGATGACCCGATTATCTATAAAGGCGTTGATAACATGGCTCTTGTCGGGCATTTAACGACGTTATGTGACAGGATCAAGCCTGACGCGGTGTTTATTGACGCTGGGCGCGGTGAGGGCGTGATCGACAGAATGAGGCAGTTGGGGTATTCGCCTGTTGAGGTGAACTTTGGAGCGTCTCCGATCAACCCTCACTATGTGAATAAACGCATGGAGATGTGGGATAAGATGCGCGAGTGGATAGTGAACGTAGGGCAGTTGCCAAATATTCAGGCGTTGAAGTCTGACCTTGTGACACCGACGTATTCATTTGACGTGCAGAATAGGATGAAGTTGGAGAGCAAGGACGAGATAAAGAAACGCTTGGGGCGTTCGCCGGACACGGCAGACGCGTTGGCGTTGACATTCGCCATGCCGATCAGGGCGAAGAATGATCTGACAGAGCGCAGGTGGCAACAGAAAACGGCGGTAAGATGATACGAGACATGGTTGCCACAGATAAGGACGCTGTTATCAAGTTGGCGATGGAGTTCGGCGCAGAGAGGCTTGAACAGGACGGGATGTTGATTGACTTTGAGGAAGCGTCAAAGCAGTTTGATATGTTCATTGGGATGGATCATATCGTAAAGATGGTCGTTGAGGATGCCGGTGAAGTTGTCGGGATGATCGTTGTATTCATATCGCCTCTGGTATTTAGCGCACAGGTCGTCGGACAAGAGGTTGTGTGGTATGTGCGGAAGGACAAGAGAAGTCACGGCGTGAGGCTGTTGAAGAAAGTTGAAGAAGTTTTAGTCAAAAGAGGCTGTGTGAGTATAATGATGATAGGTCTTGAAGGGGACGCGTCTTGTGATTTCTACAAACGCGTTGGGTATAGACCATTTCAAAGGACGTATATGAAAGGATTGGTGTGATATGGCGGCGATGACAACGGCGATTATCATTGGTGCTACGGCTATGGCTGCTGCTACGGCGTATTCGGCTGACAGACAAGCGTCGGCAGCAAAGAAAGCCGCCGCAGCACAGGAGAAGGTTGGTATGGCGAATATCGAGGCTGCGCTTAAAGCACCGCAGTTGGCGGCTGATGCTGCCAAGAGCAAGTTGAAGGCCAAGCAAGCGTCGGCAACGCAGACGATTCTGACCGCGCCTGGTGGGATGCAGACGACGGAAGAGAATGTAAATCAGAAGTCAATCCTGGGGGTCTGATATGGATATTGTCGTCAACGTCAATATAGACACCGGCGGTGAACAGCCGAAGGTTGAAGTCAAGAAGCCTCTTAAAAAGAAGCCAATGAAAGCCGGTGGTGTCCTGCAATTCCCGGCAATGCCTGTCGATAACAACCCCGTGCTTGATGTTCTGGGGATCAAGGAGACGTAACATGGCAGAGATGTCAGCGGCACAGATCATACTTGCATACGACAAGGCGAAAGCCGATAAAGCCGTATGGGAATCGACGAGTGAAGATTTATTGTATTACGCTGCGCCTCGTAAGCGTGGGATGCAATCGCAGTATACGCCTGGCGAGAAACCGCCAGAGGATATCTTTGACGACACAGCTATCCAGAGCAATTTGATCCTTGCCGCTGGTCTGTCTGGGTATATGACAAATGCCAGCCAGAGGTGGTTTGAGTTAAGGTCGAGGGATGAGGCGTTGATGACGGCTGATGGAGTTGGGTCGTTCTTCAATGAATCACAGGAGAGGATGTATTCCGTATTCAACAACAGCAATTTCTACCAACAAATCCACGAGGTTTATATTGACCTCGGGTCTGTTGGGACGGCTGGGTGTTATGAAGATGACGATTTGAAAGAGACGGTTCGGTTCTACACACGGCATCCGAGGGAGATATTCATTGTTGAGGATGCGCGTGAAGAGATCAACATGGTATTCCGCAAGTTCCAGATGACGGCGTATCAGGCGTATCAGTTCTTTGGCGCGGATAAGTGTGGCAAAGCGATTGTAAAGGCGGTGGAGGATGAGAAAGACTTTAATAAGCAGTTCGATTTCATCCACTATGTGTGTCCTCGAAATAAGAGAGACCCGAGAAAGATCGATAACAAGAACAAGCCTTTTGCATCGTACTGGGTCAGTCTGGCAGATCGAAAGACAGTGCGTGAAGGTGGATACGAAGAGTTCCCGTACTTCTGCCCGAGGTTCTACAAGAACAGCGGTGAAGCCTATGGATATTCACCTGCGTATACTTGTTTCCCTTCCATTAAGCGATTGAACAATGCGACATCGTTGTATGAGGCGGCAGCGTATCAGGACGCATATCCTCCGTGGCTGATGGAGCATGACGGGCTGATGGGGACGTTGGACTTGCGGAAAGACGCGATCAATTATCAGCGTCAGCCATTGTCACAGGGTGCTGCGGTTCAGTCACTCAAGCATGATCGGAATATCCAAGTCGGTATTGATTACATGGTCAGGCAAGAACAAAAGATCCAGAGGGCGTTCTTTGTTGACCTGTTTTTGATGTTGTCACAGGCTCCGAATATGACCGCGACTGAGGTCATTGAGAGGACGCAAGAGAAGATGCTTATTCTCGGGCCGGTGTTGGGTCGGTTACAGGCCGAGTTGTTGAACCCGATTATCTATCGGACGTTCAATATCATGTTACGCAGAGGGATGTTGCCACAGGTTCCCGAGGCGTTGATGGGTGCGGATTGGGACGTTGTGTATGTCAGCCCGTTAGCGAAGGCACAGAGGGCTGTCCAGGCGAAGGATATGCAGACGTTCTTGGCGATCATTGGCCAGATGGCGCAGATGGCTCCGAGCGTGTTGGATAAGGTTGACGCGGATAAGGCTGTTGATAAGTTCGCGAAGGTGTATTCGATTGACCCTGACTTGATAAGGTCAGACGATGACGTTGATGCGACGCGTCAGGCACAGGCACAGATGCAGCAGAACCAGATGCAGATTGCTGCAATGGCTCAAGGCGCGATGATCGCGAAGGATGCCGGGTCGGCTACCGCGTCATTTGCAAAGGCGAGACCTCAGGAGGCTAAGTAATGGACACACCAGAGATCGTCCAGAAGAAGCGTATTGAGTTGACCAATGCACTCAAGGCTGATTATGAGGATGTATTCTCATCTGTAAAGGGTCAGAAGGTTCTAAAGGACATCATGCTGTCTGGTGTCATGGAGAGGTCAGCGTTCAGTCTGGATGCACTCACAATGGCTGCGAATTGTGCCAAGCAGGACTTTGCACGGCATATTGCTGAGATGGCAAAGCCGTCTGATAAGGTTGAGAAACCGAGGAAGGCGAAGAAATGATCCAATGCTGTCGGCTGTGTTCTGGGGAGATACAGGACATCGTATCTTTTGTAGACGTGGCGATGACAAGCACATTCCTAAAGCCAGGCGAGCAGGTCGAGTATGCGGATATGAGCCTGGTGCGGTGTAATGATTGTGGGCTTGTTCAGTTGAAACAGGTCTACGATAAGGATTATTTCTATAAGAATGAGATTTACGGGTATCGCTCAGGACAGAACAAGTCGATGGTCTCACATCTTAGAGACGTGGTGAACATCGCCAAGCGGTATGTGGCTCTTGATACGAGTTCTGCCGTGTTGGATATAGGGAGTAACGATGGAACGCTGTTGGGGCATTACCCTGACTGGCTACGTCGTGTTGGCATCGATCCTACCATAAGCAAGTTCTCAAAATACTACAAGCCAGGCATCGAGCAGACGGCAGACTATTTCTCGCCGGATAAGGTCAACGGCAAGTTCAACGTCATCACGGCGTTGTCGATGCTGTATGACCTTGAGGATCCGATGAAGTTCGTAAAGGACGTTGCCTCTGTGCTGTCACATGATGGCGTTGTTATATTTGAGCAAGGGTATGTTCTTGGGATGATAGATAACAATTCGTATGACACTATTTGCCATGAACACGTTGAGTATTACGGGGTCAAGCAGATCAAGTGGATGGCTGATAGGGCAGGGTTGGTGATAAATCATATTGAGACAAATGGAGTCAATGGCGGGTCGTTTCTTGTGGTGTTATCAAAGGGTGGCGTTGAGTGTGCCGAGGTTGCTGAGTATATTGCGCGTGAGGACGGGATAGACTTCTCGGCGTTCATTGACTTTATTGAAGGGCACAAGGACGCTCTTGTTGCCGTGTTAAAGAGGCTGAGAGCCGCTGGCAAGAAGGTTGTTGGGTATGGTGCAAGCACAAAGGGGAACACGCTGTTGCAGGTGTGTGGGATAGATGCCACGTTATTGCCGTGCATTGTTGAGGTGAATGAAGAGAAGATTGGTCGTGTCACGCCTGGAACGAATATCCCGATTGTCGCTGAGTGTGAGGCTGATTATTACTTGGTTCTTCCGTGGCACTTTAGAGATAACATCTTATCGCGTGAGAAGGATAAGAAGTTCATATTCCCGTTGCCAGAGATTGAGATTACATGAATGTAATGATCCCGACAAAAGGTAGGCCTGATAAACTCGCTGTGTGCTTAAAGAGCATACCAGAGTGGGTTGGGGTGTGCATCGTTGCCACAACTCCGTCGGACATACCAAAGGATGCGGCATTAAATAGACCTTATGTTGATATCAAGATAGATAGCAAGATGACCGTGCCACAGGCGTTCAATTACATGGTCTCCGTATCATTCGGTGATGTTGTGATGGCATCGGACGACATTGAGTATGAACCTGGGGCGTTCGAGGTGTTGGAGCGATTGCTTGATGAACACGGACACGACATTGTGATCGGGATGAAAGTAACGAACATGGTATGTAACGAGGATGCGTTTCAATGTATCGGAAAAGTGTTCAAAGAAAGACACGCTCCGTTATATTGCGAGGAATACCGGCACTTCTATATTGACACAGAGGTTGGAGACCTTGCGCGGCGTGAAGGCAAGTTTATTTATTGTCCTGACGCGAGGCTGAAGAATTACCATCCGAACTCCGGGTGTCGCCCTGATGCTACGCACTCTGAAGGTCGGAGTGAGAAGTTGTCACACGATCAGGCTGTCTATGAACGTCGTCGAGGAATGGCATTACTACTGCCACAAGAGATGATATGAAGTTTGTCGGATATTACACAGACAGATACACGGACAACGCACGGGAGTTCATGGCATCGTGCGCTCGTGTTGGTGTCGAGTGTTATTGCAAACACGTTGATGATCGTGGATCGTGGATATTGAACACATCGTATAAGCCGACGTTCATCAAAGAGTGCCTGGACACGCTTAATACTAATATTATTTATTGTGATGTTGACGCACGGGTTGAACGATATCCTGAGTTATTTGACAGGACTACAAACGATGTGATGTTCTATAAGGGCAGGGTCTGGGGACACTCCGACGAGGAAGTTTTGTCAGGGACGATGTTCTTGAGGAATAATGAAATAGTTAAGAATTTTGTTTCAAATTGGGCAAATCTTTGCAATAATAACAATAGGGAATGGGATCAAAGACTTGTTGTTGGGTCTCTTCCTGAAGGGATCGATGTCGGGTATCTGCCAGTTGAGTATTGCGCGATATTTGACAGTCCGATGGTAGAGGGTAAAGATATCGTCATCCGTCATTTACAGGCGAGCAGACAGATGCGACAATTTGACCGGCAATAGAGCCGACAATCAAACCGCAAAGGAGAATGGTATGCCAGAAGAGAAAGAAGTCGTAGAGACACCAGAGGTGGTTGAGACGGAGCAGAAGCCAGAGGTCGTTGTCAATAAGCAATGGTTCGATGAGTTCGATCCCGATTTAAAGTCTAACCCGAGTATCACCAAGTTCAAGAGTCCGGCAGAGATTGCCAAGTCGTATGTCGAGTTGCAGAAGGCGTTGGGGAAGGACAAGGTTGTTCTCCCGACTGACAAGTCAACGCCGGAGGAGTGGAGGGCGTTCTATAAGAAGTTGGGTGCGCCTGACAAGGATGATGAGTATGATGTCAGCGATGAAGAGCTGCCTGAGCAAGCGAGGACTGATGGCGCGGTAAAGGAAGCGTTCCGCAAGGCGATGCACGGGCAGGGGTTGACGAAGAAGCAGTTTGAAGGTGCTTGGAAGTTCTATAAAGAAAGCACTTTGAATAGGATCAACCAGCACGCAGAGAGCCTCAAGAGTATGCGTGGTGGGACAGAGGCTGAGTTGCGCCAGGAGTGGGGTGCAGCGTATGAGCCGAAGGTCGCGGGCGCACAGAAAGTCATTGATACATTTTTCAAGGACAAGGGTATTCGTCCCGAGTTCTCTGTTCTTGCTAATGATAAGGGGTTCATCAAGGCGATGGCTGATATTGCCGAGAAGATCGGTGAGGATGTGATCGCCGGGTCAACGAGGACGACCATGACACCGCAGGAAGCCCAGACGCAGTTGAACGAGATGATGATGGATAAGAAGGGTGCATTCCATAATGAATTGCATCCTGAGCATGAAGCAGCGGTCGAGAAGTTTAACGACCTCCAGCGAATGATAATGGCAGGGGGAACGGCGTAAGCCGCCTCTGACGTTTCAGATATAGGGACAAGTCGCCGTGAGGTGACCCCCAAGACACACCCGCATTACACGCCCCTTTGTAGGGATAACGTGAGAGAGTTAAGTAAAAACTTTTTCAACTATTCCTACAAGGGGGATTCCGATGAGCGCACCAGATATTATCTACGCAAAAAATTACGGGACGTTAGTCTCCATGCTGGCACAGCAGGAAGGCTCGCGTCTCCGCAACACCGTCACAGTCAAGAGTGGCGTTGTCGGTGAAGAGACTTATATGGATCAGTTGGAAGCGTTCACGGTGTCGGCTCGTTCCGCACGCCTTGAAGCGACCAACCCGACCGTGGCTTCGTATGCCCGTCGGCGCATTGCTCTTGAGGATTTCTATATTGCTAAGGGCATTGACAAAATGGACGACCTCCGCACCCTGGCTGACCCGACTTCCGCGATTGTGAAGTCTGGACAGGCCGGAATGGGCCGTCAGATCGACGATCTCATCATCGCTGCGGCTCGTGGCACAGCCTATACTGGCAAGGTTGGTGGGACTTCGACAGTTCTTCCTTCTGCCCAGAAGGTTTCCAAAGGCACGACTGGGATGACGCTTGCCAAGTGGCTCGCGGCTCTTGAGATCATCAACGGCAACGATGTTGACCCGTCTGAGGAGAAGTTCCTTCTTATCGGTTCTGGTGAACTCGCTGACCTTCTGAACACGACCGAGATCAAGAACGCTGACTATAACAGCGTGAAGGCTCTCGTTCAGGGTCAGATCGACACGTTCCTCGGATGCAAGGTGATCCGCACCGAGCGTCTGGCGAATGACGGAAGCAACACGCGCTATTGCATGCTTTATACCAAGAGTGGTATCGGGCTTGCTGTCGGGCGTGATGTGACCAGCCGCATTGACGAACTTCCCACCAACCATTATGCCAAGCAGTTGTATTTCAGCATGGCGATGGGCGCGAGCCGGTTGGAAGAGGATAAGGTCGTTGAGATCGCGGTCGCGTATTAATTGAGTTAATTGGGTGGGGGTCTAACGACCCTCACCCTAACCGTTTCATAAAACAGGAGGTATCAAATGGCCGCAGTTCTTGGTGTTAATGCCACAAAACAGGCCGCTGGTTTTATCGGGTCGAACATTCTCGACCAGGGTATGACGGGCGGGTTCGTGAAAGCGATTGTTGATACATACGAGGCTTCTGGTCTCGCTAATGCGTCAACTATCAAGATGGGGACTCTGCTCCCTGTCGGTGCGACGATCCTTGATGTCATCTTCCAATGGGACGACATGGGGTCAACGGTTACGTTCAAGGCGGGCGATGCCGCTGACGATGACCGCTACGTTGTTGCGTCTACGGACGTGACGACCGCGAATGGCAAGGCTTCTATCAGCAATATTGCTGGTCGGAACTATGTCATCACGGGGACGAACGATCAGCAGATCATTGTTACGACCGCCGGTATCTGGACGGGGACGTTCAACATGACTGTTCTGTATTCGCTGTAATCAAGGTCGGGGGGTGGGGTCAAACCAAACCCACTCCCCGGAGATTTTGATGAATGAAAGATACCGTTTCACCACAGAGGACGAGAAGCGGATTTATAATGAGGTTGAGATACCCATTATTGCCGGGACGTATAGTGGGACGGTTCGCATCATCGGTGGTGGTTCGTCAATGTGGACGGACTACAAAGAAAGTGAGGTGCTTTTGCCGGGTACTGACATCATCTGCGTTAATTTCGCAGGAATGGTCATACCTCAAGCGAAGCACCTTTTTTCTTGGCATAAGAAGCAGTTGAGTGCGATCAAGGCGTGGCGTATGGCAGAGTGGCCTGATTGCAAGGCAGTTGTTCATTCCGTGAGCGAAGAAGGTAGGATTGACTGGACATGGAGGTTTAACGGTGGAACATCCGTCAGCGGTTTATCTTGCATCGACCTCGCATATCTACTCGGCTACCGAAAGATCGCTCTCGTTGGTATCCCAATGGACGGGGACGGATACTTCTATAAACCAAATGACAACCCAGATATGCACGACAGGTTCAGGTGGAAAGAAGTCGGGAAGTTAAGAGAGTTGTATGGCGATAAGGTAAAGAGTTTCTCTGGACACACGATGGAAGTGTTCGGGCATCCCAAGGAATTTTATGACAATGTATAGGCATGGACAATATGGAACAAGAATATATTATATGTGGCAAGATATGAAAAAAAGATGCATGAAGCCATATTGTAATTCATATAATGACTATGGAGCGAGAGGAATATCAATATGTGAAGAATGGATGTTGTTCGAGAATTTCTTTATTTGGGCTATGTCTAATGGGTACAAAGATAATTTAGAAATAGATAGAATAGATAATGATGGTAATTATTGTCCATTGAATTGCCGATTTGTTACAAGAGTTGATAATCAGAGGAATCGTAGCGATAATAGAATAATTGAAGCGTTTGGAGAGAAGAAGTGCGCTAAGAGTTGGAGCGAAGATAGCAGATGTAATGTTAAATATGCAACATTGTTAGGCAGAATATATAGTGGATGGTCTAATGAAAGCGCAATAACATTAAATAAAAAGGTGAACTGATGGCAATATCAAATATAAGTATCGCAAACAGGGCGTTGACGATGCTTTCTGCGGATCGGATACAGGATATGCCTGGGACGACCGAGCAGGGCAGGAAGATAAACGCGATCTATGACGACACGCGGGATGCCATGCTTGAAGAGCATAACTGGAACTTTGCCATTAAAGAGCGTCAGTTGTCGCTGTTGTCTGAGACACCCGTGATGGACGCATGGACATTGGTGTATCAGTTGCCGTCGGATTGTATAAGGGTGGTGACGTTTGAAGGTGACTATCCATTCGCTATTTATGGGAACAAGTTATACACCAATTCTGACGATGCCCGTATCAAGTATGTGTCGCGTGAGACGGATCCTACGAAGTTCAGCAAGGGGTTTGTGAAGGCATTTGCATCCAGACTGGCGGCAGACCTGGCGTTTGGGATAACGCAGAACGCGACCTTTGCGGCTAATATGGATGCTGTTGCTATCCGTGATCTGAAGGAAGCAAAGTGGTCGGATGGGCAGGAAGGGCAAGGGACGGAGATAATTCGCGGAAGTATGGTGGATGGAATTTGAGGATATTATATGGCATTTAACTTCAGACCAATAACAGACGCTTTATACAAACAGAACACCGTTGGCAGTAACGGAAAGACATTCCGCGAGAACTCTCCTAATTATAAATATGGTGGAACATTTGGGCCTATCTCTGTAAATACAGGGCCGCTTGTATCATCCGCAGCGAGTAGTGTCAACGGCAAGAAAAAGAAACGCACAAGCACTATCCTTAATCTCGGCTCTGGTGAGGGAAGTGTTAATAATAAGCAAGCGTGGAAGATGGGTGTCTAATGGCTCAATCATCCAAACCAATTTCCAACTTTGCCGGAGGTGAGGCTTCGCCATCACTCTATGGCCGCACCGACGTTGTTCCTTACTTTGCTTGTGGCAAGACACTTGAGAACGTCTTGGTCACTCATTACGGTTCCGCGTTCAAGACCCCTGGCACGCACTATGTCGCAAAGACAAAGGCTGGCGGTGCTGTCAAGATGATCCCGTTCATCTTCTCTGCCGGTGACTCTTATATGCTTGAGTTCGGGAATCTTTACATGAGGGTATTCCGAGCCTCAGGGTCTGTTGTTGAATCAGCAATAAATATTAGTGGTATATCAAAGGCTAATCCTGCCGTTGTCACTTTGTCTGGAACTGCCCCAGCGAACGGATCAACGATTGATATTGAGTCTGTTGTTGGGATGACGCAGGTTAATAACAGACGATTTATGACGAAGAATCGCACGTCAACGACGTTTGAACTTACCGATGAGGATGGGAATAATGTCAACAGCACGGGTTATACGACGTATAGTAGCGGCGGCACAATCGAGAAGGTGTACGAATTGGTCACTCCGTATGCGACCGCCGATCTTGGATACCTTAGGGTCACTCAGCAAGGCGACATAATGTACATTGATTGCAAGGGATATACTCCTCGAAAGTTATCCCGTTTCGGGCATACGACTTGGACGCTGGCAGAATACACCTACGACACCTACACATGGCCGCCATTCCTGGACGAGAACGCCACAGCAACCACCATTACCCCCTCTGGAACGACAGGGAGTGTCACCCTGACCGCCTCAGCGTCCTTATTTTTAGCCACTCATGTCGGAGCGTATTTCAAAATTGGCGACGGGTATGTGAAGATCACGGCGAGGGCGAGTGCGACAAGTGCGACGGCAACCGTCATTGTGACAGTTGTCGCATCGGCAACGGATGAGTGGTCAGAGGGTGCTTGGTCTGCTGAACAGGGGTATCCAGAGGATTGCACGTTCTATGAGAACAGGCTTTACCACATTGCCACAACGAGGAAGCCTCTTGGTCTATGGGGATCTGTCATTGAGGAGTATGAGAATTATCAGACGAATACCGGCGATGACGGGACTGTGACTGACGAGGACGCTGTGCATTACGTCTTGGGGTCAAATCAGGTCGATAAGTTGAATTGGATATACCCAACGTCGGTTATCAATATTGGGTCGGCTGGTGGGCCGTTCACCGCGTCGTCTGGGTCGAGTGCAGAGCCGATCACGCCTACGAACATATCTGCCAAACAGCAGAATGAGAACGGGTCGGCCAATGTCCGGCCTGTGCGTATCGGGTCGTATGTGTATTACGTCGAAAGGTCTGGCAAGGTTCTTGGGCAATTTGCCTACTCCCTTGATGCTGATTCATACATCACGGATAATACAACCTATTTGTCAGACCATATTTTAGGTGATGGCGTTGTTGAGATGGCGTTACAGCGATATCCTTATAACATTCTCTGGTGCGTATTGACCGATGGAACGATGGCGACACTCACACGCGAGCAGAAGAACGAGGTAAAGGGATGGACACGCCAGGATTGGGATGGCGAGGTTGAGCGTGTCGCGGTCATTCCTAACGGGACAGAGGATCAGGTATGGGTCGTTATTAAGCGCACGATTGACAGCGTTGTAAGGCGGTATGTTGAGTATGTGTCTGAACAGGATTTCGGTGTTATTGCTGATGCGTTCTTTGTTCAGTCGGGCTTGACGTATAGCGGAACGGCAACGTCAACGATCACAGGGCTTGAGCATTTGGAAGGCGAGGTTGTACAGGTATTGGTTGATGGCGCGGCGCACCCGGAACGGACGGTATCTGATGGATCGATCACATTGGTCAGCCCTGCGAGTAAGGTTCATGTTGGTCTTGGGTATACGGCGACCATTGAGACACTTGATTTAGAGCAAGGGTCTGCCACAGGGACAGCACAGGGTAAGCCGAAGCTGCTTGGGAAATGCACGGTTCGGTTGAAGGACAGCGTTGGGTGCAAGGTTGGGACAGCAGACACACAGGACGTTATTCCATTCAGGTCGTCTGATGATGATATGGACGAAGCGTTGCCTATGTTCAGCGGTGATCGTGAGGTTGTGTTTCCTCAGGGGTGGACAAAGGAGAAGACAATCAAGGCAACGCAGGAGTTGCCGTTGCCATTTCATTTATTGGCTATTTATCCAAAACTGACTGTGAGTGATTGATATGGATACATTAACTGCGTTAAGCACGATTACAGGCGGCATTGAATCCTTCGGTGAAGCCGGACAACTCATGGCGGCTGCTTCTGGATATAAGGCACAGGCAGGGCTTCTTGATGTGTCTGCTAAAGGCGCGTTGGCTGGTGGGGATTTACAAGCAAGCCAAGTCCGGCAAGCAGGGGATAAGTTTATTGCCAGGCAGAGAGCGATGTACGCAAAGGCAGGGGTCAAGTTCACAGGATCCCCGGCATCTGTATGGGCAGAGACAGAGAAGAAGATTCAGTTGGATGTTGTGAATACCAAACTCAATGCAGCGGCTCGGGCTAATGAGATCGGGTTTGAGGCGTTACAGATGCGGATGGCGGCAGGGAACGCTCGCACAGCAGCATGGAGTAAGGCATCTCAGGGATTGCTCAAGATAGGAACTGCGATGGCGATGCAGGGTGGATCTGGTCAAGGAATGAGCATTAGAGGTGGTGGCGAGATGCAGACTGTCACAACCAGAGGGAACACGGTTTATAACAGCACGACGGTGGCATAACATGAAGATACCTGAATACCAACAGCAAGTCGATATCCAACAGACGGCTACTCCGCAAGTCCAGATGGAGAACTTTACTGGCGGATGGAAGAACGCGACGGAGGCGTTTGCGACGTTAGACGATAGCGTCAAGCAGTTAAAGAAGGTTCGTGATTTCAACGAACAGACCGATGCCACGTTGGGTCTTGAGGCTGATATTGATGCTATCAAGTCACAGGCCGCGAATGAACAAGATCCGTCAAAGGCTTCTGAATACAGGGCGAAGATTGACGAGGCTATCTCCAAGCACTCATCGAAGATTTCAGATAAGTTGTTGCAGAAGGAAATGACCGCTAAGTTCCAGTTATCCGGGTATAACACCTTCTCTGCTATCAACAATGACTTCCGGAAGAAAGAAATCCAGAACGGACAGGCAAAGTTCCTGACGATTGCTGATAAATACGCAAGGTCGTATGCTGAGGCGAGCGATGATACGAGTAGGAGGGTGATACGCAACTCATATAACGATATGCTCACTTCTTCACAGCGATCTGGCATATTTGATGCCGACGACGTTGCCAAGATGAGAATTGCACAAGACCGAGAGTTCGATAAGGCAGACTTGGCTTTTGATATCCAGAACATCCCTGACCAGGTTGAGAACAGGAAAAAGTCTGGAGCATACAAGTCATTATCATCTGCTGAGGTCGAGGAAGCATCTCGGGTTGCTAAGAACATGGCTGAACGCAATAAGAAACAGGACGAACTTGCTGTCAAAGAGTCTCAGATAAGTAATGAGATCGGTCTAATGACAGATGCTGCGAATGGGAAGTATGTTGATATCTCAACTGTCAGCCAGATGGTTGGGTCAGGCGAGATCAGGCAAGATGTTGGTCAAGAGTATATTCGTTTTATTTCTTCCCCGTTCTCTGTCGATTCCGAGACAGACAGCGACGAGTATGTGAAGATGGCGAGCCTGATATTCGATGCCGGTAATAAAGAACATATCACGACGCTTATTAAGAACACTCTCCGTGGCGGTGCAGATGGCAAGATAAATAGAGATGACCTTCAGAACCTTATCGCATTGGCGAACGCTAAGAATAATGACCTTCTGAGTCCTGTTAAAGACGGTGCAAAGCAAGGCTCGATGTGGGATGGAGTGTCAAAGAAGTTTGAGGCTGTCAAAGCGTGGGTTGGCAAGGTCGGAGCAGACAGGAAGCAAGAGCAGAAGATAATGAGCGACTTTGTTTCCGAGATCAATAACTCTAAGGGCGATGTTAATATTGATGAAGTCTATAATAAAGTTGTTGAAAAGGCAAAGGTTGATATCAACCCGAATAAGTCTGCGTATCAGAAGGATCAGACAATCTCTCTGCCTGATGGAAGAGTTGTTATGGTTGTCGGTTTCGATGAAGATGGTGAACCTTTAGTTGAATTGGTGAAATAATGGCACAGCGTCTTTCGGATATGGTTGCAGAGCGTCCAGTTGTCGAGGATCGCAAGGTCTTTAGGCTTGGCGATATCGCGGCTATGCAGCCTGTTCAGTATGATGACGAAGAAGCGAATGTATTATTCTCTGCTCCGAGCGAGTCTGCCGAGAGCCTCATTGGTGTCCCAGAAGAACTCAGGAAGTCTTACAAGGATAGAGGCAAGATCGGTGCGTTTGAGGCGTTTGCAAGGAACGCAAAGCCCTGGACGTTCCTTCCTTTTGGAACATCGGCAGAAGAAGGTGTGGAGAGTATTGCAATAATGTCGTCTTTGAACCGTCTGCAAGCCAATGATTATAAAGAAGGCGACGGGATGGTTCAGAGGAATAAAGACGTTCTGGCCGTCAATGAGTATCTCAGAGATAAGGTTGAGGAACAGGAGCGAGGGTATTCTCTCGGTGGTCAGGTTGTGAATGTTACTAAGGAACTCCCTGCTGTTATGTTGGAATTTCTGGCAACTGGGCCACAGGCTGTTGGTGGTCGGATGGTTGCCCGTAAAGGCGCGGAGAAGTTATTGAGCAAAGTGATGGAGAAGTCTGTCACAAGGATCGTTGCAAGGAAAGCCGCAGGGACGGTCGGGAGCATTGCGACAAGAACAGCCATGCTTGGCGCGGTAAAGATCCCTTCTGGAACAGCCAAGAGAATGTTGGACGATAGAATAAGCCTTACTGATAAAGGCGTTAAGATTTTAGATCAAGGCAAGTCAAAGCCATTCACTTCTCTTATAAAAGCAACTGGTGATCTCGCGTTTGAGGTTGCGTCAGAACAGGCCGGGGGAACTATCCGCAAGGTTGCAGGAGCGATGTTAAGCCCTCTAAATAAGGCTATTGCCCCTGGTGTTGCCAAGTTAGCGAATAATAAGATGGTTATGGCGATCACGAGGCTCACAGATAAGTTAAAAGCAGGTGGACTTGCAAAAGAATTGGCTGATAAGACAAAGTTTGATGGAATCCTTGAGGAGTATGGTGAGGAGCGTTGGGGGAACTTCTTACGGGCTGTGTCTGGGGTTGAGGATTTTGGTGCAACCTCTGATGGTCGGTCTACTGTTGATCCGTCGTTTATTATGGACAGGGTTATCGCGTCTGTTCCATCTATCGAGGAATCATTGGTTGAACTGGCTGCGTTCTCTGTCCCTGCCGGAGGACAGATGGCGTTGTCGTATGCTGAGAACTTAAAGAAAAGGGTTGAAGCAGAGCCAGAGGTCAGCGATGAGATCATAACGAAGGTCGCTGATGAGATTATTGCACAGCAGACGGAGGTTGCTACACCAGCCGAGGTCGCGCCGATGGTTGAGCAGACTGGTGTAGAGAAGTTTATCGCCGACAATCCCACAGCCACGGCAGAGGAGTATGTGGCGAGTAAGGGTACACCGTTATATCATGGAACAAACGCAAAGTTTGAAAGGTTCTCTCCTCAAGAATCAAAGCGATTTGGTCTTATGTCAGAAACTAAAGTCAAAAGTCCAGTCGCTTTTGTTTCGGAGAATGGCGAGTTTGCAGGACAATTTGGCAAGAATGTTATGGAAGTCTATGGTGGTCTTAAAAGCCAACTTGATTTAAGTAACGGCATACCGTCAAGTAAGTCTGCCGAATACTTCGGAAGAACACCAAGTAAAGCAGAATTATTTGGGGATAAACTTGCGACGCTTGCAGAGAAAAAAGGTTTGAATCCTAACAAGTCAGAAGAATTGTGGGAACTTCTCGACGATAAAGAAATTGTTGATTTAATAAAGAATGAAGGTTTCGATAATGTTTTATTGAGTGAGTTTGTTAATCCGGGAAAAAGCACAAAGACAGAAAAGTCTATTGCCATATTATACCCAGAGAGATTGCAGACCAAATCCCAACTCACCGCCGAGTTCAATGCGGCGAAGGGGAAGGTGGCACAGAAGCCAGCCGAGGACGTTGAGTATGATGTCGCACCTATCCCTGATGAGAATATTGTGAATAATGAAAAAAGGTATCTTGCAAGAAAATATGGAGAATATCTTGGCGGTCTTGAGCGAGGTGGTAGATTAATATATTCAGATTATGCGGATGGGCCAACGAGAGTCACAGGGAGGCTGGCATCTGAGCGTCCAACATGGTGGCAGAATCTCGGAATAACTATGCCAAGGACTAAGATGATATTTGATAAAGTTGCCAATGGAGAAGAATTAACTGCAACTCAGCAAAGAGATTATGATATACTTGTAAAGAATATAGAGCAGAACGATCCTTATGTTGTTAAGACATTAAAGGAGAATAGAGAGTATGAACGCAAAAGAATGGATTATGAGCAAGCCGGTGGAACACAGGAAGAAGTTGATGAGCTTGTCGGCATCATTGGTGAGGCTCAATCAGCTGAAGAAATTGGGTTCACAGACCAAGAGTTGATTGACGCGACAAACGATCCAACTGTTGAAGTCCCGATTGTTCCGCAGATCCCTGATCCACCATCAGACCAACCACAACCCGAAGGCGACAAGCCTCGCGGTCTTTCCGTTTCTATTGAAGCCGACACAATAAAAGAAGGTCTTGTAAAAGACTTGGGCGATCTTCCGACATACCAGACAAGGAATATGGAAGAGATTGCTAACCGCGTGTCTGCGTTTATCAATGACGATTATGAACTTGCCAAACGTATCGCTCTTGGTGAAGCACCAGAGCAAGACGGCCTACGCGCTCAGGAACTCTATACTGGCATCCGTATTAAAGCCACAATGGAAGGCGATGTTGATACCCTACGCGACCTTGCTATGTCTGAACAGGCAACCGCGATGGCTACTGAGCTAGGGCAGAGAATCAAGGCTCTTGATTCCGGCGTTCCAGAGGATCCTGTGACCGCAATCCGTAACCTCAAGAAGTCAAGAACAGATGCCGTTGAGAAAAAGGTCGGCAAGGCAAAGGTCAAGGCAGACATTAAGAACACAGTAAACCAAGTCAAAGAATCCACGAAGAAAGCCGCGAAGAAGATGGACTGGGCTGGCTTCGTGGCTTCATTGGAGTGCTAATGGAATCTGCAAACTTTATCATTCTGGCTTTATCGTTTCTGTGTATCGTATTCTTCTGCGAGATGCGTCGGCTTTATAATAAATACGAGAAGGGTGAATAATGCTCTGTATTCCTAAACACCTTACAAAAGCGTTCATGGAGAAGATCAAGTCTGGCGAGATCACGCCTGAGAAGTTGCTTGATATGACATCCGAACAACGCCGTGCTGAGTTTGCTAAGATACTTGGCAAGACCAATGCCGAAGGTGTGAACGCTCTCTTTGAGTCCAAGATGCTTCTAAAGGCTCAACAGCAAGGCATTGTATCCTGGGCGCAAGAGGTTGCAGGGTTAAAGCCAGAGGTTAAACGCGACATATTGGCTCGTGTTGAGAAGATGGACAAGTTCTTAAATCCAAAGGAATATGATGTTTTCTTGGCTGACCTTGTTGCTCATAAATTAGGCATGACAGTCACCATGCAAGAGGCCGGGAATATCTCTGCATTGGCGAAGGATGTTCTTGAGAAGCGTGAAGCCATTAAGACTGGTGGCGATCGGTTAGAGTATGGTCGGGCGAAGGTTGCTTTTGATGACTATTATAATGGTCTTAAAACCGAATCTGAACGCAAGAAACTGACAGAGTATATCAAGCCGTCTAATTGGGGACAGGCAGTAACGAATGTCGCTGGATTTGCAAAGTCTTTAAAGGCTTCATTTGATAACAGCGTTATTGGTCGGCAGGGTCTAAAGACGCTTATTACTCAGCCTGATATCTGGGCTGTCAACTCAGCAAGGTCTTTTGGAGATTTCTGGAATAGCATGACAGGCAAGGACGCGATGATCGAGGTCAGGGCAGACGTTATGTCTCGTCCTAATGCTGTCAACGGATTGTATAAGAAAGAACGTCTTGCTGTCGGTGTTATGGAAGAAGCATACCCGACGAACCTCCCTGAAAAGATTCCGCTGTTGGGCAGAGTGTTCAAAGGATCACAGGACGCTTTTACGGCTTGGCAGTATCGCACACGCGCTGATGTATTTGATAGGTTGGCCGATACGATTACTAAATCTGGTGGTGATATTGAAGGACTTGGCAAGTTGGTCAACTCTCTGACAGGGCGTGGCGATATTGGTGCGCTTGAACCTGCGGCAAAGCCATTAAATAATATCTTCTTCTCACCGCGATTCTTAAAGAGCAATATTGATCTTCTCACGGCTCACGCAATGGATAAGAACATTTCTCCGGCTGTGCGTAAGGAGGCCGTCAAGAACCTTGTCAAAGTTGTCGGTGCAGTCGCTATCATATTGGCTATCGCAAAGGCTCTTGGTGCTGATATTGAAGAGGATCCCAGGAGCGCAGACTTTGGAAAGATTAAGATTGGGAATACCCGTTTTGACGTAAGCGGTGGGATGTCAAGTATTGTCGTCTTGGCATCAAGGTTGCTTACATTCTCGTCGAAGAACGCTACCACGGAGATTGTCACAAAGTTAAATGAGGATCGGTTCGGAGCAAAGACAGGATACGATGTCTTATTGAGTTTCTTTGAAGGAAAGTTATCTCCTGCGGCTGGTATCGCAAGGGATATCTTAAAAGGCAAGGACTTTCAAGGAAAGAAACCGACATTATTTGGCGAGATGAATAACCTGTTTACTCCGTTGCCTGTGTTGAATTTCATGGAACTCCGTGACGACCCCGACTCAGCACCATTACTGTTGGCTATGATGGCCGACGCTCTTGGTATTGGAACAAATACATATTCGTCAGATGTCGATTGGCTAACAAAGACAGGCAAGGAAATATTGCAGTTCAGAGATAAGATCGGTGATGAGAGGTTCGCAAAGGCGAATAAAGACTTCAATTCTGATTATAAAGAATGGTTTGATAGGGCAAAGAACGATGGTCGGTATAATTCTCTTTCAGATAGTGACAAGTCTGATATGTTGAGAAAGAAGCGCGAGGAGATCAAGAGCAGCATATTCAAGAAATATGGGTTCAGATATAAACCATCGAAGAAGAGGTTGCCAGAGATAAAATAACAGAAATGCTCTACCATAAACCAATACAAGTATTATAATGTCAATGAGGAGGACACGCCATGTCAGTCACGTCTACGGATAATCAAGTCATATATACAGGATCGGGGACGACCGGCCCATTCGACTTCGACTTCAAGGTGTTTGAGACATCGGAGTTGAAGATTGAGAAGTTCACGATCGCCACAGAGACATCCGTCACGTTGACAGAGACGACGGATTATTCTGTTGCTCTTGACGGCGATGGGACGGGTGCGGTGACGTTGGTTGCCGTGTTGTCGTCTGCGTATAAACTCATTATCACAAGAGAACTGCCTTTGACCCAGGAAGTCGCGTATGTTGAAGGGGATAAGTTCCCTGCTACGACCCATGAAGAGGCTCTGGACAGGGCGGCGATGAGGGATCAGCAGTTGCAGGAGCAGTTGGATCGGTGTGTTAAGGTTACAGCAGGGTCGTCAACTACGCCAGATGAGTTGATCGATAGCCTTGAGACAGCGGTTGCAGGGGCGGTTGCTGCTAAGACAGCGGCAGAGACTGCAGAGACGAATGCGGAGTTAGCAGAGACGAATGCGGAAGCGGCACAGGCAGCGGCTGAGGCTGCGGCTGCTCTCGTTCCAAGTTTTGTCAGAGGTACTTTCGTTGACGGCGACTTATCAACCGGCAAGTTGACAGTCACGCATACTAAAGGGCTTGCTGCTCCGTATTCTTGTTGGGTTGAAGTTATTAACGGATCAGCGCAGAAGGTTATCCCTGACCAGATAACTTTTGCGACAAATAGTTTTGAGATCGATCTTACATCATTCGGAACAATTACAGGAACGTATGGGTATACATACGCGGCGTAATTATGGCAAATAAAGAAGGCGCACAGATAGATACGCTCCCGTCACAGCAGTATGGTTGGGACGGATCAAAGCCTGTAAAGATAGGTGCAGACGTAGATGGCAACCTGTATACGGTAGACAAGTATGGGATGCTAATTCCGCGTCATGATAAGATCGTTGTCGATGAGTCATTGGCTCCGGCAACGACATTGATTACATATTATCTATCTGATGTTGAGCGCGGGGTAAAGACGATAACAGTGTCTGGAACAACGACAACAATAGAAATGACTTATGTCTAATAAGTATGATCCTATATTGGGAGAATACAGGCAAAATGACACGAAGTTCCAGGGTGTCCTCGCGTCAGAACCATCAAGTCCAGTTGACGGATGGACATATATTGACTCAACGAACAATAATCTTTATGTCTACTACTCAGGCTATTGGTGGAACATCGGGACGTTGGCTGTAGCAGAGCCGACTATGGGAGTAAAGACAGAGGCTGATGATTATCTGCTGACCGAGGCAGGGGAATATATCTTACAAGAGGGTTAATTATGGCTATACAAACGCCACTAACAAAGGAGTTCTACGGAACGAGGTTTTATAGGGCTTGGTATAACATGAAAACTCGTTGCAATAATAAGAAATATAACGAGTTCTCATCTTATGGTGGACGTGGAATTAGGTATTGTGATAGGTGGGAGCAATTCAAGAACTTTCATGAGGACATGATTTCTGGATACGCTGACGGGCTACAACTCGACAGGATAAATAACGACGGAGATTATGATAAAGATAATTGTCGATGGGTTAGCAGAATTCAGCAAATGAACAATACGAGTTATAACAGAATGTTCACAATAAATAATATAACAGATACGTTTTCAAATTGGGTAAGACGTGTCGGTGCTAAGAGAAGCACAGTCGCACAGAGATTTTATTCTTATGGATGGTCTATAGAGAAGGCTCTTGGCTTGGAGGTGTGAATTGGCTACTAAGAAAATCACAGAATTAGCAGAAGCGACGACGTTGACGGCTGACGACCTTCTTGTTTGTGTTGATGCCCCCGGTGGATCGGCAACGACGAAGAAGATTACGCAGTTGAATGTTGCAACGTCCATCCTTGGGAAGGGGACATTTGTCAACGCTGACCTATCGACAGGCGTGTTGACGGTGACGCATAACCTTGCGTTGTCTGCACCATACATGGTCTTGGTCAAGGTGTTCAACAACAGCAACGTGGAGATTATCCCGGATACCCTGACAGGCTTTGCAAACTCATTCACGATAACCCTGACCTCCTACGGCACGATCACGGGGACATGGGGTTACGTTTACTGGAAGGCATGATATGAGAGGTAAATTCAATCCAGTCACAACGACGACGGGTGGCGTGACGACCCCTGTTGCGGCGGTTCAGTTCCCCGGATTCCAAGAGATTTTCGACTTCACTTCAGCCGGAGGAGAAGCAAGCGTCACGGCTACGGTTGCAAGTGATACAGATAAAGAATACATCATTTATCAGTATGGAGTAGAGGCAACGAATCTTCAAGTAAGGTTCAATGCTGATACGGGCAACAACTACGGATTTCAGGATATCGAGAATAATTCTGGGACAATTTCTGCGGCTCGTGGAGCGACATCAAAGATATATGGAAGGCTCGCATCTGGTAAGGCTGGAGGGTTTATTCATATTATCGCCCCGACTGGATTGATAAAGACAGCGTTCTCGATGGATTGCGGATATACGTCTGGAACGACGATGGGTTCTTTCTATATTGTTGGTGGTTCTTGGAACAACACAGCACAGATAACCGCTATCACAATCCTACCCGGAACAGGAACCTTCTCCGCAGGAAGTCGGATTGTTATTTACGCCAGAAGGAGTCAATCATGAACTTTGGCAACATACAAGGTTTGGTCAATGGAACGGAGAGCGTGGTCTTTGACTACACGGTTACTGGTTCTGCCGCCGCATCAATCTCAACCGGAAACATCCTTAACGGGAATGAGGATGGGTGGTATACCGTTATTCTATTACACGACGCATCCGGGACATCGTATCCAAAGTTAAACTTCAATGCGGATACTGGAAATAATTATGGGGTGCGTGGAATTACAGGGTCAAATACGACCGTTGCGGATTATAACGCCGCCTCAAATGCAGGGATATTGATTGGGGAATCAACGAATGGGCTACAAGGGTTCTCCGTATCAAGGGTATATGCAAAGTCCGGTGCTGTTCGTCTTGTAAATGTGAACTATGTAAGACTAATCAACGGAACGACGGTAAACGGGGTTGTTTGCCTTGGCGGAGTATGGAACAACACGGCAGATAATATCGTTTCGATTCAAGTTGTAGATGGCGGTGGAACATATCTTGATGTTGGAACTCGCCTTATTGTCCTCAAATCCAACAACTTCACCAACGGCACTCCTACTGGTATCATCAACACTCCGTATATTCAGGGCAGTTGGGTTAGGGTTGGGTCTGCGATAACAAGTTCGCAGTCCTCTGTTACCTTTTCAGGATTGGATGGGGACAGGGATGTTATTTATAGGATTATAACCCACACCAAGAATGCCGCAGGGTATGCGTTCCTCAGGTTCAATTCGGACACATCTTCCAATATTGGATACCAGTTATTGCGTGGATCAAACACGACAGTCGACGCTTCAAGGGCTACAAACTCACTAAAGTTCCTTACAATCTCCACAGGGAACAGTTGTGCCGAGATGATTCTGTTTGCAAAGACAGGTTTCGTAAGGCCATCAATATTGACATCTACATACGGGATAGCGACCACGACGGTCGAGGCAGTTACCACGATTGGACAGGTATACAACGAGACATCGACGAACATAACCTCTCTTGTTGTCGCTTGCTCAAGCGGAAACTTTACAGACGGAAGCCAGATATCAATTTACGCACTCAGACCAAACGGATAAGGAGATAACATGGAGAACTTCAGAGGAATTTGTTGCAGATGCGGTATCGCCCACTCGGATGTCAACCACTCTTGCACGGACGATCAGATTCGCCTGCTTGAGATTGACAAGGAATGTGGGCCACGGGCTGTCAGAGAGGCTCTCATCGCTCTTGGGCAGAAGGGGTTTAACAACAAGGTCGAAACGCTTGAAGCGGAAGCGGCGGCTATTCGTTCCAAGAAATAATGGCTCAAGTTGACGACTTCTATATCAACGGGCAGATCACAGGCAACTCGATTGTCGGTCAGAACCTCTCTGCCGAGATGCTGAAATCCGATGCCTCTGGGAAGATACAGACGGCATCCGCAGGGACGGACTACATGACCCCATCTGGTGTAGCCGCCGCTTATGTTCCTTATACTGGAGCGATCAGTGCTGTAACTTTAGGCATCTACAAGATATCAACGGCAGGGATCATAACTCCTCTCATCTACCCATCCGCAGACTCCACAACAGCGGTCAAGGTTCTGAAGGCAGATGGAACGACAGCCGTGATGACCTTTGACACGACAAACGCAAAGGTTGGGATTGGACTGACTCCTGGTGCTGATTGTTCAAGGCTTTCCATGGCGACGACAACTGCGACCGTTGACTTCGATAGCAATGATAATGGCGGGATGGTGTATCGGTTCTATCGAAACGGAACATACGCTGGCGGTGTCGGGACTGCAGGGGCTGGAATATTCTTCAACACAGCATCAAACACGCACTATTACTATGTAGGTGCTGAAGCCACGCCATCCGCTACCTTTATTGGGAAGTGGACCGCCGCAGGACTTATGATTGGCGTTCCACTTGGAGACTCAGGTGGTGGTTCTCTTCAGATCCATGCCTCTGCAAGCACGCCTTATCCATATTTCCACATTACGGATGCGACAACCACAAGCACAGCGGCGAGCGGTGTCAAGATAGGGTTAGATTCAAGCCATCACTGCATCTTTAACCACCAGAACGCATACGACATCATCTTCTCGACCAGCAATACGGAGAGGATGAGAATTAATTCTGGCGGTGGAGTATCAATGGCTGGTCAGACCTTAGACCTGAATAGGATACTCCTAAAGTCTGGAACAGTTACCTTGATGGACTTCAACGATGGGTCTGGAGCCAATCCGTATATCGAACTGACAAAAGCCGCCGCAAACAGATGGTCGTATATCGCCTTCAAGAACTCTGGGACATCAAAGAACTGGTTTGTTGGGAGTTCTGACTCAGACGATTTCGGGTCGGATACTTTCTACATCGGCTCGGCAAAGAACGCTCCAAAGTTTGTTATTGATGCCAACTTCAATGTGGGTATCGGGACTTCAGCCCCTTCATCGGTTGCTGATAGATACATCCACATCTATAACGACGGTTCTTCTGGCTACTCGATGCAGAATAATGTCCGTCAATGGTCTTATTTCGTTCAGTCAACGACAGGGAACTGGGGTCTGTATAACCACTCAACGTCTAAAT